AAACGAAAAAAGAAAGCAAAGGAAAACAAAAAGGAAACAAAACGGAAACAAAAGAAGACAAACTAAGAAAAGGGGAAAAAGATAAATTTGTTTCCCTTTAGAAGCTTATTAACTACAATATTATATCTGATTATTGTAGTTAATAGATATTATGAGTGAACTAAAAAAAAAACGAAAACAAGAAGAAGAAGATACGCTCAGATTAGGAGAAAACTCAGAAGAATACGTGTTTCCATTTGCCAATGAAGATTATCTCGGATTAGGACCAATAGGAATAATACCGCCGCCAATTAGTAGACAGAAAATCGACGAATGGCGACCCGGAGATTGTCTTAAAATATTTAATCGACCAAATGATACTGATGAAGCTGTCGATAGGCGAGTAGGCATCCTAAATGTATTAACATTAAACAAGCATGATGTGGTAAGGTTTGTCGACTACTTCCCATATACAGGGGAGAGTGATATATCCTGGGCAATTATTGAAGATAATAATAACCAGTATGCTTTACCGTCATCATGGTTAGACAAAATAAATCAATCGGAGTGTCCTCAAAATACTAGGACAACAGTACGCGCAAAAAAAACCAAAGTTTCCAAAAAGCAACTAGTTTATCCAGACCTAAATGATGCGGCTCCTCCAGAGAATGCTGCTGCTACATACAATGCTAAACAAATATCCAATTTTCAAGCTTATACCAGACCCTCCGGAAAGATTGGTGAAAACTGTATAGTAATAAAAACAGATAATATAGAAGCCATCGTTCCTGAAATAGAGTTTATTCGTTGGGGAATTAGCGTAGAACCACAAAAACCCCGGGCCAAAAACTCTTCAGTTCATATTGCTATAGAAACCAAGGTTACTATTTTAAATGTTTTAAATATAAGAAGTTTAGTAGTAGTTCGTACCACAACATATCCGATAATGATTTTTGTCATACCGTTAGCGGATATAACATTAAGTAAGGCTGGTAAATTTAGTGAATCATTTTTGCCTCAAAAAGCAGTACGCGATTTTATAGCACAAACTCCAAGAATTCCTCAGTGTATAGAAAATAATTTTAGTTTTTTTAGTGACACATCGCGTAAGTTAGCAACATATTATGTTACGCAAATATTAGGAGATGACTTAGAAAATCTTCCGAAAATAGCATTCGATGATAAGTATTTTAAATATGATAATACATGTTTTATTAAATATGGGTTGTTTGGTTCAAAACCTAGTGATAAAATGATTCATATTGATACATTTAAGTGTTTTAGTTTACCCTATGGCAGCATATTATTTTTCGAATGCTTGCTTAATTTTTTTATACAGAAATATACAAAAGTAGAATTAATAGCACAACCATTTTCAACACGGGAACATTTAACACGAGAAGAAGAATTTGATCTTCAATCATCTCTAATCAAATATTATTGTAATATTGGTTTAAATATTAAAAACCCAAAAGTCGATGATAATGATAAATTTGATAATGTATTTATACAAGATATTGAAACTGTTATGAAAATGATTATTTATAATATTATGATGATGGACTGTGAAAAATTTAATACATATTTTAGGTATTATGACGGATTTATACCGTGCGACTACAACCCTGCCGCAGCAAGAACAGTATTAAAAGCAGCAGTAAACCCAGTATTAAAAGCAGTAAACCCAGTATTAAAAGCAGCAAAAGTACAAATAGGACAGTCATTACGAAATTCAGCAGTAGCAGTAGAAGCAGAAAAAGGTGGCTCCAAAAGACGAACTAAGAAACGGAAATCTAAGAAACGGATCCGCAGAAAAAGTATTAAAAAAAAGAGAATGGGAAGAACCAAAAAGAGAAGAAAAAGTATTAAAAAAAGGAAATAAGAAAAAATTGATTTTATATTCTCGATATAAAACCAATGTATTATTATCTATATATCAAAGAAATCATGAATCAACCTTTAATTGACGCATTCGACGCATATGCTCCCGAGTTGAAAGCCAATCTGCTTCAATATTATAATCAATTGGATCCGATTGAGAAAAAGGCCTATAAAATTGCCAAAGAACACCTAGGTTCGTCGTTCAATGTAGTCAAAAGTAATGGCTTCTGCGACTGGTTAAAAGAGCAAAAGAAATAATTAAGGGCTTATTTATTCATGCTTTATATAAGTTATTAAAACCTTTTATTCCTTTTAGTCCTATTCCTTTTAGTCCTATTCCTTGTTCTACCCTTTGCCACACCACTTTCCTCCTTCTTTAAAGAAGCCCTTTTAGGGGATGAAATACGATTCTCGCTTAAAAGTGAGGAGGATGATGTTTCCGTGCCAATTCCCTCAGAAAACTCATTATACCTAACCTTGACATCAGGGAAACTATTTGTTTTTTTTATATTCGCATCCATTTCGACCTCCATTATTTCAAAAAATTTGTCTAGAAAATTCGTAAATTCCACATTATTTTCTCCAGTTTGAGTAAAATCGCGTAACAAACCATGTATTTTTACAGATGACATGGATTCACCAAATACATGCGAAAAATATTTCGCTATTTTATTATTTATAAAACATGTATATCCTCGTATTACTTTTCGTAAATAATCATTTTTAGCTTCATACAACTCTGTTTTTTTCATTATCGCATCATGTATTTGTCTGCTTGAAAATTCTGGATTTTTTAAACATAATTCGGTGAAAAACATAGACCATGTAGTACAGTATCCGCCAGGTTCAATTAACGCATTTTTGGGTATCACGCTTCCTTGTTCAAGCGCTTGTAATCCCTTTATATCTGGACACACATCTTCAGCCGTTATTAAAGTCACTTCTTTAATTTTTCCACCATTTGAACTATTTGAACTATTTGAACCATTCGAACTATTCGATTTAGAAGCTGAATTAGAATCAATCTCCGCATTAGCTTCTTTTATTTTTCATTTAATGTTTCTACCAAGTATGATAAAACACCATTTATTCTTTTGTTAATCATTATTGGTTGAGTTCCGCTATATTTTGCGCCATGTGGTTCAAAATGTTCTAATTCACCCGTATTTACTCTATATATTAATAAATTAGCATGCCCTCCTTTATGTATTTGGTCGATCGTTATTTTAAACGATAATGGAATTATTATTATATTTTGTCGTCTTGTTACGCATTCAAATATGCGTTGACTACAGTCTTCGATATTTTCGTGATGTGTAGATATGTTTTCTTTATTTTTAAAATTAAAAGTTAATGCTAGTTGTGTCGTGTTATCTGTTATAACACACTTCATTTTGTATTTTTTAAAAAGATATAAGTAAAATAAATTAGTAAAAAAACTAGAACCGATAAAGGGTTGGACATCTTTATGCATCTGGAATGTTTTTTCCATCTTTTTCGCTATTTTGTCACTATAGTTTAGTTTACCGGGCAATATTTCAGGCATTTTTAGGTCTGAATCTTGAATGCTGGCTGATTTCGATTTCGATTTCGATTTAGGCGACGAACTACTTTTTAGTTTAAATTCAGATTCATCTTTAGGAGACTTAGATTTAGTCTTAGTTTTTGAATGAGGACTGGAATGAGAACTGGAATTAGAACTGGAATGAGATCTTGATTTAGTCTTAGTTTTTGAATGAGGACTTGAATTAGAACTTGAATTAGAACTGGAATTAGAACTGGAATTAGAACTGGATTTAGATTTTTCTTTTGGTATAGGAGGTTCCATAATATATTATCATTATATATTATTCGAATCCATATTTGTAAATTATATAAATAACCAGTGTCTTTTGGTCTTGTGTTTATTTGTTTTCCCTTTCTTCCCTTTTTTGCCTTTGCCTTTGCTTCCAGTTTCAGGAATTATATTGAAATAAAATAATTTATCGTTACTGTCGCTGCTACTACTGCTTCTGGTCTTGCTTTTGCTACTTCTGGTCTTACTACTACTGCTTCTGGTCTTATTACTTCTGGTCTTACTCTTACTGTCGCGCTTATTACTTCTACTACTGTCGCTCTTACTACTTCTACTCTTACTTCTGGTCTTACTACTGTCGCTATAAATCGGTTGAGGGTCGACCATCTTAAATCCTTCCTGTCTCCAAAATGTTTCCGCGGAAGGTATAGATTCTAAATAAATATTATGAATACCTACGCTCTCACAAGCAACCTTAAAATTATTAATTATTTGATCCCCATACACCATAGCAGAAAATTCCGATTTCGGTTGTAAAGAATTTATACACAATATAGAAATATACATAGAATTAGCATCAGATGGATACTGTTTATACATTAAAAAAGCAAATGGTTTGTTATCTGTATCATAATATATTACTGTGTTTATTAGTATATTGCGAGAACCGTTCGATTTTTTTTTGCTAATAAATTCATCTATTATGTATTCTTCACTCACCCCCTCTTCCTTTTTAGAGCAAAAACTATCTTTGGCTTTATTTTGTGGCATGCGGAGCGCGGATATAAGGGATTCTGCTACTTCTTGTTCAAGGCTGGGCGGGCTCGAAGTTGATATTGTGCTATTTAAATTGATAAATTCTCTGTCTACATAATAATAATTTATAAATTTTTCCGGATCAGTCGGATTATCAACACAAAAAATATATTTAGCGGTTGTCATTAAATATACAATATATTATATTGTATATTGTATATTTCGTCCTTGTCAACTTCTTACCTCTTAATTCTTTGTCCAAACATAAATATATTCATTATACCCCTTTTTGGTCAGTTTGTTCTTCGGTCGTGCCTTCTTCTTCAAAGGCATTTTAATGTCCGCTTTACCGAATAGATTTAAACAAACGCTTTCGTATATTTCTGCCGGAACATTTAACGCATAATGTCCTCCCTTTTTCAAATGCTTATAAGTTTTTGTAAAAAGCGGAATATAAAATTCCTGCTCCCATTCTTCCTGTGTTCTGAATTTTGTGCCATTATACAGCTCCACATTGTAATACGGCGGCGAAGTCAAGACCATATCATAATCCAGCTTCGAATAATCGACCTTTAACGCATCTTTAATCATTATTTTCATCTTAGTTTTAGTATTCAGTTGCTTTAAAAGATGGACCATTCTTTTAAAAGGCTCCTTCAAATCCTCATTCAAATCAATTCCGATAAAATTAGGCACATCTAGCGCCGCCGCGCCAACCAGTTCTGAACCCCAGCCAACACAGAAATCGAGCACGGATCGCGGCTTAAATCGCTTATACACTTCCATCGCATTTAGCGGCTTAAATAATCCAATAGAACCGCAATGTAATTTGAAAACGCGATATATCGCAACCTGTTTATCGTCGCCCTTTTGGTAATCGATAAGTCTCTTAATATACGGCTTCTTGTGATATTCGGTATCCTGTAAAAAATCAAAATAATTCATGCCTTTTTTGCTGATTGTTTCTAATCGCTCTGGAAAAGTGAAATAATCAACGAATTTGTTACCGGTTCTGGTCTCATTCGAGACCTTTTTGAGGTCGATTTGTTTCAAATGCGCAAAGTCTTTAATCGCTTCTTCTTCGGATATGTTTTTGAGTTTTTTGGCGATGACCTTCTTTTCTGGTGGGGTGAACCCGACTCTGCCACCTACTAGATTTATATTATCTATTGTATTATCTATTGTATTTTCTATTATTTCTTCTTTTTGTCCAAACAAAAAGTCACGAATTCCCTGGAACATAATATATTTTATACATATTATTTTCTTCTATTGGCTTCTCGCACTTCTTCTATTGTCTTTTCGCCCTTCTTCTATTGTCTTTTCGCCCTTCTTCTAGACTGTCTGGTTCCTTTAGATTTTCTAATTCTTTTAACCCTTGTTGTTCGTTTAACCATGTTTAAAATATGAGACGAGGTAATGGATGAACCTAGAAACTGTTTGATGCTTTTTTCGACTCGTTTTGCTGCTGCGGCGCCACCCTTTTGGATCTCTTTTAGATTATTGTTGCGACCGCCACCTACTACAGTAGGAATTGTAGGAAGACCGGGAATTGTAGGAAGACCGGGAACAGTAGGAAGACCGGGAACAGTAGGAACCGTAGGAACCGTAGGAAGACCGGGAACAGTAGGAAGAGCAGTAGGAAGACCGGGAACCGTAGGAAGAGCAGTAGGAAGACCAGGAACCGTAGGGTCAGCAGTAGGATCCGCGTTAGTAGGACCAGCTCCCGGAATTTGACTTGCTTCATTAATTGCTCTCTGAGTTTCACCCTTTAATTGTGCGAATTTTATTAAATTTGGTTGTATTTGTTCATAACATTCGACTGTAAAGCCAGTCACACCAGTTACAGTCGCCATCGTACCCTTTACTCCCATTTTTTTAGCATTGTCAAAGAGACTACCGAAAAATTTTTTAACAGGAGCTAATAAAAACCCTATTAAAGACCATTCTTCCGTGCTAGTATTTTCAGCCGTATATAGCTCATCCTTTTTTTCAATAAGTGTTTTATATACATTTACATAATTTTTAAATGCTTCGAATTCGGCTGGCGATAGTTCTTCTATTGTTAAATCGGCCTTATTTTTATTTTTATTTTTTAATTCTAATTCTAATTCTTTAGATTTTGTATAAATTTCAGTTATCACTGGTTTTAACCTCTCTAATTCTTTTTCTATTTCTTCAATTTCTATTTTTAAGGTAGCAATCTGAGCCGCTTTTGCTTCTTCTGCTTCAGCTTGTGCTTCTTCTGCTTCTCTCTCTTTTTTTTCTTCCTTTGTTTCATCTTCATCTTCTTTTTCCTCTTCTTTTTCCTCTTCTTTTGTTTTAGCTGTTTTAGCTTTTGGACCCATAACTATAATATAATTATGTTTTAT